TGCACCCTCTCCCAAAAGTGTGCATTTTGGTGGTAGGGTACTGCGACCGGAATACTGGCTGCTACCTTGCGATAGGCTGCAAGGGCAACTTCATCTAACGGGGGGGAGTCCTTAGCTGACTGATACAATGCAGAGTTCGGGTTAACACGATACTCAATGCACGCCCAGGTCTTCAGGATGAAATTGTTAACAGCCGCGGCCGGTGACGACACGCGGATGACAATCGCATCCATAGACCCCATACCTAACACATCACCATCGAGCAAACCGAACTGTTGGTCCGGATTCGCGCCTGAGCTCCCACGAAGGGGGCAGGTGTACAACCCCTCCAACACCGGGGAAAATTCAAATTCAGGCTCATTGCAAATAGATTGCGAATAGAGCCCTTCAATGAACGTTCCGGCGTAGTTGTCGGGCGACACCTTGGCCGTACCGTCGAGACCGTTGACCATCCAGCCCTGTTGTGCTATATTAACAACGGGGGTGGTGGCAACGTTGACGATGTACGTCGATTGTTGCATGCGTAGGGGGACTTTCCAAGATGTAATCGAACCTGCAAATTGCATCAGGTTCGATGTCGGGTATAGCCCGACACACATGGAGGCGTACCTATACATCGACACTTCGTTAGCGCGAGCGGCGGACCCAGAGGCTCCGGTAGCTCCGAACAGAGTGGCGAAACCCGGTACGTACACCGGTTTCCAGAAACTAGCGGATGTAGGCATAGAGCCAGGCGCAGTGTCTGTGTACCAGTATGACACACCAGGGGTAGGTGCAATTAGGTAAAAGGTGTCACGGTTAGCAGTAGCGGAAACTGCGCTAGTCGTGACATCTTTCCGCACTAGTGTCTTACCTTGGAAAGAGTCAGGGATTCCCTGCCCGGGATCAGTATTAAAATCCGGAGCAGCAAATGCACACTTAAGGAAATCGCGGCCCGCTTTAGACATCGCCAGATGTATTGGCTGACGTCTTCGGCGAGCGACGTTTCCTTTTGCCCTTTTTACGGGCTGGGGAGGAGCGGGGTTGCGACGGGCATTCGGCTTTCTGCGGGTCATTGTTGTGGTTAGGATTTCGCGGGGGTGTTGGATGCACTTCCGCAGTGACCACTACGATTTCGTCCGAAGATGTCTTCGAGGACTTTGACGGCTTCTTCGACTTCTTTCCTTTCGACCGGCGCTGAGAACGCTTGGTGTTGGTGGAAGTGCTTGTGCTTGGCGATAGCGCCTTGCACTGCTTGTCGGAGGTGTCCGCTGAACTTGGTGTGCCAAGTATCGCGGGCGTTGCACATGTCTCGGTAGTTGTCACTTGAGAGGGGCATTTTAAATCGGAGGGTGGAAGGTCGGGCTGCAGGATCTCACCTGCCACGACGCTTTCGATCTTGGGCCTGAACAAGTGGTCGTTACCCCACTTGACGTCCCCAATCTCGTCTAACGTCTTGGCAGAGTCCAAGCTCGACTCAATGGTGTGGACCTCGTCCGCACTTAAATCTAACAACTTGCACATCGCTGACAACAGGCTATCCACATCTTCCTGAGGATACGGGCCGCGCGTAGTTCGATAGTCCTCGACCCCGCTCTTGTATGTAAGGTCGGGGTGGGTCTCCTTCAGTATGCGAAGCACGGCGCGACAATACGCCCCTATGATGGGGGTCTTGGCGTCCGTAACCATATACCCAGTAGCCCGGTTAAAGGCTGCCTGCTCGATCGAGGTGCCCGTGGGGGCCATGCTCAGATGAAGCTTTGGCAAAGTTCTCACGGGGTCTTGCATTGTTGTGTCACAGGCTGGATTGACGTATACACGCCCCAGGAAAGTGACTAAGTCACCATCCAGGGGATGTAAAACATCAGATTTTAGCTTGTGACCCAATTTTGCAGCTACCTCTTCGAGGACCTTTGCGTACCCGGGTATGTTGGCCCGGAGTCTGTCATCGGATGCACCTAACACCCAAGTGTTAAGATTCTTCCACGCCACCTTGGGCGTCTGTCCTAGCTGGCGTAGACCGATATAATCATGGCGAAGAGTTACCAGATTATTGTCGTTGGTGGTTCCCGGTGAACCACTTAGCTGTGAGGTCCCGGGCTCATAAACCACGCCATTCGCTGTCGACCCTTTTGCAGGCCTATCCTTCTGCAATATTTCCTTCAACTGTACCTTGTAGCTAGGGCTGCACCAGCGCATATACGCTTTCTCCTTGAACCGCTTGTCGTCGTCAGATATGTGTCCGTCGAGACGAGAGTAATCAGAGACGATCACTCCATCAGGATAGGACATCATGTGCTTGACGCGGGTGGCTATTCCGAGGGGGTCATGGACGACGCAAACCATGGATACTTCTTCAACACAGTGTCCTTAAAAGGATACGTATACGTGCTGTAGAGGATCTGATGTGCTGTGTCGACCGTGCTGATGTTCCTCGGGTCGGTAGGTGCATTGTATGCCTCTGCCTTGATGAAGGCCTTGACGGTGTTCTTATACCCATTGGTCAAAGAGGCAGCCACTATAGCAGCTCTGCCCTTTTGTGCGGGCTTAGTCTGCTTAGCGTTGACTTCTTCAACCGTGATGGGTACTCCCTGCCCAGGGGTAGGGATTAGAAACTGCAACAGCTCATTATCATAGCCATGCCAGCTAGTGGGAGTTTTCGCGGTGTTTATACACGCGGTGACTCGACCAGCAATAGTGGCAACGTCGTTATTATACGACTTGACCGGGACAACGGCGGGTGCAGTTACGATCGGAGGTGTCGTAGCCATTCCCACAGTCTTGCCATCCTCATGGACTAGACCCTTGGTGGTCTGGAATCCATGTACAGGAATGGTAGATGTGTTAACGACTGTGTCGCCACCGACCGCTTCTAACACGTCAAAGAGCAGCGGTGCAAGTAATGCAGCCTGCTCTATGCGTTGAGACACAAGAATGCGTTCTACGTCGCTTATAGCGGGGTTCTTGGAGTACTTCCGACGGGTTCGCAGCGCGTCAAATACCATTTCTGGAATCGTCGCACTACTAGTTCCGAGGGGGGGTGCAATCGATACAGTCCCTCCCACAACGTTGCGCACGATCGTGACACCTCCACTGCACGGTTTGAATCGTCCAATAGGGGGGTCAGCGCGGCGTGAGCACGTGTGGCGGGGAAAGTATGCAGTGGGGTAAAAGCCCACTACGCGCCTGGTAGGATCTGCAGACAGAACATATTGCTCGATGTTGTATAGTATCA